TTGCAGCGCAGTATTCATATCAGATTCCTGCAGCAGTGCAGAATGTTCTGTCAGTTACCTACTCTACAATCGGTCCATCCAAAGAGTGGTTTCCTGCTCGTGCATGGCAGTTAGATAGAACTGCAGATTCAGATGCCTTTGCAACCACAAAGAGCCTATCTATTTATTCAGAGATTGTGCCTGGACAAACCGTACATGTTTCCTATAGTAAGCGCCCAACGCTTCTCACTAGCGATAACCAAGAGTACGAAACAGTTACAGGCTTTCCTTCATACTCAGAGGATGTAGTCATCTATGGCGCAGCCTTCCGTATGGTTTCATTCTTGGACCCTTCACGCCTTGGTCCTCAGTCTGCAGCAGCAGACATCCTAGATGGCGTGCGACCAACTGGTTCTGGTCAGAACGCATCCAGATTCTTGTACAACATTTATCAACAGCGTTTAAATGAAGTGGCGAATAACCAACGCCGTCAACATCCAATCCGTTCGCACTATCAGAGATAAGGTAGAAAATGGCAGCAGGCGACCCAGGCTCACCAGCGCGGTACTACTCCTCAACCGCAGTAGAAACCTCGCTACAGTCATCTATCCCCGCACAGTCGCAGGGGCAATCAAACACATCATTCATTGTCGCATCCATTAGCGGATTTCCGACATCATTTCCCTACACTCTGATTGTAGACCCAGATACCTCTAAGGAAGAAGTACTTACTGTTACCTCTGGTAGCAGCACAACCCTTACGGTAACTCGTGGTGCTGACAATACTCAGGCTGTAGCCCACTCTGCTGGTGCAGTGGTTCGCCACGGTGTATCTGCTCGTGACTTCCGTGAGTCAGAAAATCACATTGCAGCCCGTGGTTATGACATTGACCAAGCAATCCTTGATGCTGCTAACCAAACACATGTCCACGGCATTGCCACTGGCGATGGTGTTATTGTTGGTACAACCAAGGCTCAGACTCTTACTAACAAGGTCTACTCAAGCGGTACTGTAACTGGTGCATTTACTGCAACCAGTGCAACATTTACTGGTGGTACTTTTGTAAGTCCAACAATTAATACACCAACCATTGCTGGTGCAACAATCAGTGGAACCTTTACTTCTACTGCAACAGTAAGCGGTGGCACTTATTCAAGCGCTACCCTTGGTTCTGCTCTTAATGCTGGTGGATATAAGATTACAAATCTTGCTACACCAACCGATGCTTCTGATGCGGTACGCAAAGACTTTGCCGATGCGCAGGTTGCTGCTGCAGCCACAAGTGCAGCCAGTGCTGCAACCTCAGCATCATCTGCAGCAGCCAGCGCTACTGCTGCTGCCGCCTCGGTAGCAACTATTGCTTCATACGCTACATCGGCTGCCAACTCAGCCTCTGCTGCTGCCACATCTGCGACAAGTGCTGCAGCCAGCGCAACCTCTGCTGCTGCAAGCGCAACTGCTGCAGCAACAAGTGCTGCTAGTGCATTAGCATCTGCTACTGCTGCTGCAACTTCTGCAACTTCTGCTGCCGCATCAGCGAGTGCTGCTTTAACATCTGAAACAAACGCAGCAACAAGTGCTTCATCTGCTGCTACATCCGCAACTGCTGCAGCGACATCTGCTGCGAGCGCTGCAACTTCAGCAACGGCAGCAGCGACAAGCGCTACATCTGCTGCTGCATCAGCAACCAGTGCTGCTGCTTCGTATGACTCTTTTGATGACAGATACCTAGGTGCTAAAGCAACTCCGCCTACAGTAGACAATGACGGCAATCCACTACTTACTGGTGCTCTGTACTGGAACACAACAGACAACACTATGTATGTCTGGTCAGGTACAGCCTGGGGTTCAATCTCATCTACTGCTGCTATCTACCGATATAAGTACAACGCCACTGCAAGCCAAACAACATTCTCTGGTGCTGATGCTGATGGTTCAACTCTGTCTTACCTTGTAGGCAAGGAGCAGGTATACCTCAACGGTGTACTACAGGTACGCACAACAGATTACACAGCATCTAACGGCACAAGCATTGTCTTGGCTAGTGGTGCTGCTGCTGGTGATGTGTTAGAGATTATTACTTTTACAGCATTCTCTGTAATTATGTCAGCGATGACTGATGTACAGAATACCTTTGTAACTGACCAGATTATCAACGGTGTCACTGTTGGTGAAGGTGGCGGTTCAGTATCAACAAACGTTGCACTGGGTCAGTCTGCTCTTGCTGCTAATACAACAGGTGCACAAAATATTGCTATCGGTGCAAATGCTTTATTAGTAAACACCGTAGGTGTTACTAACGTTGCCATTGGTAATAATGCGCTAGATGCAAACACCACTGGCAATAGCAATGTTGGAATCGGCGGCAATGCTCTTACCAATAACACCACTGGTAGTTTTAATATTGCGATTGGAACTGGAGCGCTTAGAGATAATACCATTGGTGTTGATAACATAGCAATCGGTGGTGGGGCACTAAATGTAAATACTACTGGTGCTTACAATACTGCTGTTGGACGCTCCACGCTTGCCGTAAACACTATTGGTATTAATAACACAGCGGTAGGTGCTTTTGCTTTGGACGCAAATACAACTGGTAACGCCAATACTGCTGTAGGAAACAATGCACTTGGCGCAAATGTGACTGGAGTTAATAATACTGCAGTTGGCTCTGCTGCCTTACTTAATAATCTCGGAAACTCAAATACTGCTGTTGGCTTGAATGCACTTCTTACAAATACTTCTGGTGCTCAAAACACTGCTGTTGGACAGCAAGCATTAAGCCTTAATACAACTGGTGCAGACAATGTTGCTGTGGGATTTTTGGCACTCTATGCCAACACCACTGGTGTTATTAATACCGCCGTAGGTAATTATGCATTAGATGCCAACACTACTGGCGTTGCAAATGTTGCTGTTGGTCACAATTCTCTTGGAACCAATACTGGTGGTCAATGGAATGTTGCTGTTGGTATTGATGCTCTTTTTGCTAACACTACTGGCGCTGATAATGTTGCAATTGGTGGCGCTGCGTTATACACAAGCACTACTGCTATTTTTAATACCGCTATAGGTCGTGTTGCTATGTATAAAAACACGACAGGTGGTGGAAATACCGCAGTTGGTCGTGCAGCATTGTATGAGAACACCGTTGGCTTTGACAACACTGCTGTTGGGCTCAACGCTCTGCTTGCCAACACGACTGGTCATCAAAATACAGCAGTCGGTGCGTATGCACTTGATGCCAATACTACAGGTATTAACAATGTTACTGTTGGTCATAATAGTTTAAGTGTTAACACAATTGGTAGTTACAATACAGCGGTTGGAAAAGATGCTTTAGCAAGTAATACAACTGGAAGTTCTAATACTGCATTTGGTGAAGGAACTTTAGTAAATAATGTTACTGGTACTTGCAATGTTGCTGTTGGAAATGGAGCCTTGTATCTTTCTAATGGTGATAACAATACTGCACTTGGTCACGAAACATTAAGATTAGCAACAGGTGGAGCAAGAAACACAGCAGTTGGTAGATATGGATTATATTCAACAACAACTGGATTAGAAAATACTGCAATTGGTTACTACTCTGGATTTAACGTCACTTCAGGAAATAGCAATACATTCCTTGGTTACAATGCTGGTGGAGTAACAACAGGTGGAAACAATACAGTTATTGGTAATAACGCAACAGCAGCGTCAACTACTGCATCAAACGTTATTACCCTAGGCAACTCATCTATTGCAACCATCCGTGCCCAGGTAACTTCTATCACAGCACTCTCCGATGAGCGCGATAAGAAGAACATCCAGCCACTAGGCGTAGGTCTTGACTTTGTTAAGACTCTCAACCCAGTCACCTTTGATTGGAATATGCGTGACGGCGGTAAGGTAGATGTACCTGATACTGGATTCATCGCTCAGGAACTGATGGCTGCCGAAGATGCAATTGAGATGGCAGACAAATTACAACTCACATACCGTGACAACCCAGAGAAACTTGAGGCAACACAAGGACGACTCATTCCGATTCTGGTCAAAGCAATCCAAGAACTAGCAGCAGAAGTAGAACTATTGAAGGGTGCTAAGTAATGACAAAATCAAGAGACATAGCCAGTAAGTTATCAGATGCTAATAATAATACGGCATACGGGTCTACGGCTTTCCCAGGTTCTTCTACGGGTACTGGCAACGTAGCGATAGGTTTATCTACTCTTGCTGCCAACACTACTGGTGTTGACAATGTTGCCGTAGGAAAAAATGCACTGCTTAACAATTCTACTGGTCAGCAAAATACTGCAGTAGGTCAGTCAGCACTTAGAACAAATGTCAACGGTTTACTAAATACTGCCGTTGGAAGCGCTGCTTTATACAGCACTGTGACTGGCTACAATGTTGCAGTCGGTGGCTACTCTTTATATTCTAACACTACGGGCTACTTTAACGTAGCCGTTGGTCCTAGTGCAATGCAGTTTAATACATTTGGAGACTCTAATACTGCAATTGGCTATGTTGCTTTACAGAATAATACAACAGGTGCTGGCAACGTAGCCGTTGGTGCTTATGCTCTTGATGCTAATACTACTGGTTATTCTAATGTTGTTGTTGGGCGCGAAGCGCTTACAAACAACACAATTGGATATCAAAATATTGCTGTTGGTGCTTACGCTTTGCGTGACAATACAACTGGACACAGTAACGTTGCTATTGGTGAAGGCTCTCTTGCCAGCAACACTATTGGA